AAATCTTTCATCAGTGGCGGAACTATACCGCATATTTACTATAAACAGTACGGAAATATTATGCTTTCCGTCCCAACCCTCCCCGAACAAACTCAAATAGGTGACTTCTTTCAACATCTGGATACTCTCCTTGAACGCTATGAACGTGTCATAAATCTTTTACAAAAAATGAAACAGTTCTACCTTCAAAAAATGTTTCCTTAAAAGACATCTGTTTTTTATAACAAAAGCCTTTACTCTAATTATATCAAAGTAAAGGCTTTTCGTCAATGAGAAATTTTATTATGACATAGTAATGTTACGCTTTTTTTACTTTATTGGCGGTGCTTGCCTCCACAATTCTGACAAAAGATGTCGGGTCAAGAATACCCCAACCAATAAATGCTTCTGCACGCAATACAATTTGATTTGTGCGTTTCAAGTCACCTTGTCCGTCTGGGTCACCAAATTGAATAATCTCCATCGGAATGTTTTCTGCATAGCCCCATTTGAAAGCATTGGCAAAGTCGCCAATAATTGCTCGGTCTTCGCTTGAACCATAGCTTACTGTATTGTTAATGTCCGAACGTAAGCCAGCGAAAGATTGTGGATTACCACCAAAACGAAATTCTGGATACATAGCAACATGTTCAGAACCTGTTTTCATAGCTCCTAATGCAGAACCAAATAACGGTGCCATAGCAATTGCATTCATTTCACCGTCTGCTGTTTGAATTTTTTGTGCGGCGGCATCAATATTATCATCTGGTGCAGTGCTATCAAATGTAATAGTTTGTGTAATTTGTGCATCAAAATGATTTGTGCCGATTAAATCAGACGCCGTGCCGTCCCCAGGGTTTAATCCATGAAAAGCGGCAATATCTAATGCACGTGCCATTTTTTTAGCAAATCCATCAGAGAACACTTCCATATAGGGTAATTGCTTTTCCGCACTCATTTTCATAAATTCATCTGTCAATCTATGTTGATAAACAAATTTCAAAGGTTTAATTGTAATGCTTGAAAATTCTGCATCACTGGTTGGTTTATTTGCACCTTCACCTACAATAGAGGCTTCGGTATCCATAGTAAATATAAATGTTTCAGTACCAGCAAAAGGCATTGGAGATTGTCCACTAATTTTTGCAAGTGTACTATGTCCTTTTACTTTTGTGAAAATATCTTTGACAAGTTCAGGACTAAACATAGTGCCTGCTGTAGTAATAGTTGCCATGTTTTCACACTCCTTTTAAATCTTGCAACATTTTTTTCAAATATGATGTTTTACTGTCTTCACGGGTTTCCGTACTTGCCGTTGGTGTATCGTTCGACTTGCCAATAAAGCTTTGTAAACTTTGTGCATCGGCTTTTAATTCGTCTTCCGTTTCACCTTGCAATCTTTCTGCGAGTTCATATGGAATGTTGAACTCTCTGGCAATCTGATGTTTTTGACGTTGGAATTTCAAATTTTTGTTGTCTTGTTGTACAGTTGCCAATTCAGCTTTCAATTTTTCAACGGTTTCTGGATTGGACCACGCTTTATAACTCGCTTGTACTTCGTTTTTCGTCTGCTCTTGAACCTGGGCGATTTGTTTTTCAAAATCAGTCGTCAAACTTGCTTTATAATCAGCAAGTACTTTGTCGAGTTCCTCTTGTGTTGTGATTGGTGTAAATTCTGCCACTTTTATCAGCCCCTTTTGATGTAGTTTTAAAAAATAGTAAATTTTTTCGTCTGAAATTTTTAATAGAAATCCCCTAAAAAGCAGGGGGATTCGCATTTGAATTTAGACTTTTTTTTTATTGGATTGACTATATTATAGCATATATTCTAAAAATTAGTCAAGCAAAAAAAGGGCTATATTTACTATAAAAAAACAGCCCCTTATAGTAGGGCTGTTTTCTTATTTTTCAGCAATAATTTCATATAATCTTGGGTCTTCAAAACCATAATTATGCGGTATCATCTGTTTAATGATATAAGCGTCTGTAGGTTCGTCCACAACACCTACACAAAAGAATATCATTCAATGCAATATTTTCTACCAAATCCGCAACCATATATATTTTCAATTGATTTTTCAATGGTTGATTAGTACCAGCATCTTGTATTTGATTGATTTCACAGTGCATCACACCTAATATGGTTCGTGTTCTTTCCACCATACGATTGTTAATAGTTTTAGAAAATAATGTAATTGGTTGTGGGTTGATGGTATGCACTTGTACTTTTCGATTCCATATCAATGGGATATTTTCAGTAATACCAACTGTACCACCATCTTTTGTAAAAGTTGTGACGGAAAACGGCTCGGGTAAATCTACAACTGCCGCCGCCCAGTCGTTCGTATCTGTTTTCGGGATAGCAAATGTATAAATAGCCCCCCACTCATCTGTTGTAGGTTCACCAATTAGCACATTATCCACACTGATTTTCGTGTTACCATCAATCGATGACTTTCTTAGGGTCACTGTAACCCCATGGAGAAGTATACTCATATAAATCCAAACCTCCATAAACTTGTTTCTTTGTCAAGCCTAATTCTTTTAACTCGTTATCTAAAAAATATACCGCTTTACTTGCATTACTATAAGACATGGAAATAGAGTAGCCCATAGCAGATTGTGACATTTGCGACAGATTGATATTATCATTTCCAGATATTGCAGATAATGCACGAAGTACCGCTTGCACAACCACCGCCTTGACAGCGATTGCATAAGCTTCACTCGATTCTACTTTTGCATCTAAATCCACACCGACAATTTCCGCCTTGGTATATAAAAGCGAACTGGCATATTGAATTAAATCGGCACTTGCCTCTAATTCTTGTGCAGATAAGCTTTTCAAAGTCGTTAAATCTGATACATTTGCATATGTAAATGCCATTTTTTTCACCTCTTTTATTAGATTTTTTTTCAAAAATTGCCCAGATAGGAGGTATCTGGGCTTGATGTTCGGATAATTTCCAAAGGCAAGAGTAAATTATAATTTAATAAAATTTAAAAAAATGTGTAACTATAGCGCTTGGTCTTATTATAGCATAAATTGCAAGCTTTGTCAACTCATAGTTTGCCCTAATTTGAATAGATAACCTTGACAGATTGCCGAAAATATGCTATAATATTCTTGCATAACATTTACAGTTTGTGCTTAATGCGGTTGTTCCAATGAAAAAGAATGCCATTAAAACCTTTCGGCAAAATCCCCTAATTTTTAGGGGATTTTTTGTTTGTTGATTTGACAAACCGTCTATTTTATGATAAAATAGTTAAAAACATAAGAAAAGGGGCTTTTTTATGGAAGATATATTTTTACAATGTTCACTCGAACGTGACGAAATTCTACAAACAATCAAAGATGGTGAATATCACGCACAACAAACACCAACAGCATCTCATATAGCACAATATCAAAATTCAAAAGGGGCGGAAGCTTGTGAATTATATGCGAAATGTGGCAAAACACCATTACCTTGGCAACGCTTGCTCATGGAAGATATATTGGCAACTAATGCTACAGATAAATTAGAGTGGACGCACATGAAATTCGGCTATTCTGTACCACGCCGAAATGGTAAATCTGAAATTTTAGTCATGCGTGCCGTCTATGCTCTGGTAAAAGGAGAACGTGTTTTATATACTGCACATAGAACGACTACTTCGCACAACTCATGGGAGAAAGTAGTAGATACACTTGCTAAAATAGGCTACACTGAAAAAGATGATTATAAAACAACAAAACAATTCGGCTTGGAGCATATCGAATGGAAACACGGCAACGGCATTATCAATTTCAGAACCAGGTCAAGTAAAGGCGGTTTAGGTGAAGGGTATGACTTACTCATCATCGATGAAGCACAAGAATACACAGCAGACCAAGAATCTGCATTGAAATATATTGTTACTGACTCTAAAAATCCACAAACCTTGATGTGTGGTACACCGCCAACTGTTGTGAGTTCTGGTACAGTGTTTGAAAAATACCGCCGTGAATGTTTGGGCGGTAAGTTACAAGATGCAGGTTGGGCGGAATGGAGTATGCCCGACTTAACAGATGCACATAATATTGAATATTGGTATAAGACAAACCCTTCACTTGGTTTCATCTTAAGTGAAAGAACTATCCGTTCGGAATTAGGGGACGACCAATTAGATGATAACATTCAACGTCTGGGTGTTTGGGTTAAATATAATCAAAAATCAGCTATCACTCGTAACGAATGGAAAATGTCAATTGAAAAAAATCCTATACCAGCCGAAAAGCCAATTCGTTTGTTTTGGGGTGTCAAGTATGCCAAACATACAGAACATGTATCTCTTTCTGTTGCAATCAAAATTCAAGATAATAAAATTTTCACAGAATGTATTGACTGTAGACCAGTACGTGACGGCAACGCCTGGTTGATGCCTTACCTACAAAATCCACATAGTGAGAAAATCATTATTGACGGGGCAGGGCAGGCAAGCATTCTCGAACAAGATATTAAAGAGGCAGGCATTAAACTAAAAACAGTTATTCCAAGAACTGGTGAAGTCATAGAGGCGGCGGCTGTCTTTGAGAACCTATTATTTCAAGGCAATCTAAAACACGGTGACCAACCATCACTTGAACAGATTGCAGCCAATTGCACACATAGACCTATTGGAGCAAGCGGCGGTTTCGGTTACGATAGCTTATTATTAAATGCAGATATTTCTATTTTAGAATCTTGTATGCTTGCCTCTTGGTTATGTGCGACTGCCAAACCAAAGAAAAAACAACTTGCTTTTTATTAAATATATTGACATTGTCAATATTTTGTGCTATGATTAGAAAAAGGAGTTGATAAGAAATGCAAGAAAAAATTATTGAAGTTGTGAAA